TGTGTCGTGGGTAATCCATCCTTTTCGGGGTGTATGGTCTTAGACTCGATTGAGAGGGCAATTTCTCAAGTAAAGGCAAATCACAAGTACAATTGAACATAGAATTGCCACAAACGAGGCATATTTCTCTAACTGACCAGTAATGATCGCGCTGATCGCATCCTTCCCAATCTAACAACAACACTTCCTCTTCTTGCCATTCATAGAACGAATCTTCAGCTTCCTGGAACCAATTGTGAAACTTCATTTCAATCCCCACTCATTAGCACCGGGATCAGGAAGCCCCATAGTTACAGCATTCAATCTAAACTCTAAATCTTTATTCTGCCTTCTTAACTTCCTTAATTCTCTTTCAGTATCTTTTTGCGCGGCTAGCATATCTTTCCTGCGTGTGGTGTTTATCTCGTGCATTATGATGCTGCTACATACTCTATGCGATCTCTTGCCTCTAGGCCATTGAGAATAGAAACTCCACGCATCCTCAGTTAGGGCTACGGTTACGACTCTACGGCTCATGCCATCTTCTCCAAACAAGCACCCATCCCAGCGGCCGAGTGTGCGCCGACCCTCCTTCCACAAGTCAAGCATTGGTCATCGAGGTCAAATGTTTGTTCCATATCCTTCCGTCTTGATATTACTATTTAACAATTATTAACTGTTGACCCGAGAAACTCGGAAACGGTGGTTTTTGTTAAAAAACCACCTTCCGCAATAGAGTGTCCACTAGTATGACTGGTCATACTGATGGTCAATAAGGATTTTCCGAATCGAGGCCACAATATGAGAAGATTATGCACGGCGAGATAGCCGAAACGAAGGTTTTAGGACTTGGTGCGGGGTGGTCGCGGTATGGATGCCGTTATCATATACGCGGGCGCGCTTATACTGTCTTTTTTTGCTCATGCTGCCCTCTATATTTTTACAACAATGCGATTATTGAACGAAATAGATCAACAAATGATTGAATTAGACGCAAAACTAGCGGGAGCTATTCAATCAGTTTTGAAAGAGCTGCCTTTCGGCGACATTGAACCGGTTAATCCTATTCAACAGATGATCGCTCAACTAATTCAATCAAGTATTCAACAAAAAACGGAAGGAAGTGATCCGCCGATCCAAGTTTTAACTCGTGATGATAAGGGTTTATTCACTTCAAGCGAAAAGTGAAAGTGAAAGTGAATGTATAATAGCGAGGTTTTACCCCCTCAAGGATTATGGCACGCAAGAAGAAATCAAGACGACGCTCAAGAAAGTCTTTCAGTTTGATAAATGCCCTTGAAAGTTTGACCTACGCTGAGTTAATTTCTCGCGGTACTACTGGTGGAGGCATTTGGGAATTCTTCACTGGCGATACAAATCTGGCAACTGTTGGATCCGCTTCAAGCAAGAGCCGATCAATCGTCCCTGAATCTTCTTTCGCCTCTACCACAGCGGGCGGCATGGAGTGGGCTGGTGCAAGTCAGATCAGTCTAGGCGATATGATGCTAGAACCGGGCGCATCTGTATCTCTTATGGCCCAGAATTTCCAGAGCAACCTAATTCCAATGGCCGCCTCAGCATTCGGCGTATCGGTCGGATTCAAAATCGGACGCAGATTGCTTCGCGGTCCTATAAATAATATAAATCGAAATCTCGTTAAGCCGGCATTGGGGTCCGGAATAAAACTCTGAGGTGATTATGTATGGCAACAAACACAGTTAATGGCGTTCTAGTATGTAGGGATGGAACACACGTTCCTCTGAAAACAGAAATCGCAGAAGGCACAGAAGCCGAATTAAAAACAGATCAGGCATACAGTGTGACTTCAATGTCTGCGGGCGACTTCGCTCTTGGAAAGACCGTAGTCGCTGCATTAGTCACTTGTGACAATTCGGTCAGTTACTGCTACATTCTTCGTCAAGGACTCGTAGCCGCTTTGATTCCGTGCGGGACCAAAGGTGCGTCATGGGAGACACCTTCTCTATTCGCACCGATCACACTTCAAGCAGGAGATCAAGTACGCGTGCTTAGTCTAACAGCATCAGCGCGTAACGCTGCAATGTGTTATTACACCAATCGTGGTATTTCCCGAATTGCTATTGTTACCCCCAGTGGTGCTGCAACCAATGAACTTGTCGATCTTCAAACTGGCAATAGCATCGGGGACACAGTCCAAGGACAATTTATCACAAGATCGTATTTCACATCTGTTGATAACTCAAAGATTGAAACACAAGGTGCTTACGTTGTGGACGCTCTAGGAAATGTAGTAGGATCTACAGCTCAAGTCTCTCCAGCAGGTGGCGGACAGGCTTGGGGATGGGTTCCAAAGCGAATACCAGTTAATCTAAACTTCAAAGCACAGTTCCTCACAAATGCATGAAGGTGATTTGGTGAAGAAATCCACAGAGAAAAAGCGCGTAAAGCGTATGGGTGCTGATGCAAAGCGGTTATTTTTACACGGCTTAATATCAGCATCATCTCTAGATAAAATCAATTCTGCATTAAAGGCAGCATTCAAGAAACTATGAGGTGAAGGTGAATGCCATTACCAAATGCGGAGAAGAAATCTAGGCGTGTTTATGCTGTTAATCAGACAACCGATCTAGAAAACATGACCTATGACACTAATATCAAAGAGACTGGCAAGGTTATTTCTATTGAAGAAATGAATGAAGACGAATTAAGGCGGCTAGTCTTGATTAATCTAGCTCGTTTAACGGTCAAAGGCGAATGGAATGGACTAACAGGGTGATTGAATGCCACTACCAGATGCACCTAATACATCCCCTCGTGTGTATAATCTGTTACAGAATACCGATCTAGAGAATGTTACTTATGCGAATCTCGCTACATTAGGAAACCCGATCAGCGTGGAAGAGCTGAATGAAGACGAGTTAAGACGTCTAGTCCTGGTTAATCTAGCTCGTTTGTCTGTTAAGTCTGAATGGAACGGTCTTCTAACTGCTGCTGGTGGTGCAGATACACTAGGGGAATTAACTGATGTATCAATGGACATTACAGACTTCGTTGATAGTTTACTAATTCAAACCAATAGCAACGGTAGTGCACCAACAACAGGCACATTGAGCGGGGCAACGGATAACTTAGGTATTGGCCGTGATGTCTTCCTCGCTCTAACCAGTGGTGATATGAACGTAGGGCTGGGATCGCTCGCTCTTACTGCTGTTAATTCTGGTTCTAGAAATATAGCCGTCGGTTACGCGGCGATGACGGCGACCCAAACAGCAACCGACAACACAGCGATAGGTCATTTCGCTGCGGGTGGATTAGGTAACGGATCAAGTAACACAGCGGTTGGAGCGTCTGCTTTGGCGGGCGTCGGCGGCGGTTCTTCCAATGTAGCTGTAGGCGCGAGTGCGCTAGGAAAAAAGACCAACGGAACTGCGAACACAGCGTGTGGAGCCAATTCATTATACAACGTGCTAACTGCTACAGGTAACACAGGACTCGGCCAGTTTTCAGGATATACATTAACCGGTGAAAAGAACGTAGTCATCGGATATGAAGCCGGTCACACTCTCACAACTGCGGATAACTGCGTCATAATTGGCGGGGTTCAAGCAGATAGCATAACTGCCGATGATCAATTAGTCATAGGCGCGGGTGATGGTGGCTTTTTTTGGATTAAGGGCGATGATGCAGGAGCGTGTTATCAAGGTGATAACGCTACTGCATGGAGTACAACTTCAGACCGACGGATCAAGCGAGATATTACAGACGCGACCAAAGGGCTTGATGCGATCAATGCGGTGCAATTACGAAACTTCCGTTATCGCCAAGATAACGCATACGGGTTAGATCCCGATCCTGTTAGGGTTGGAGTAATCGCGCAAGAGCTAGAAGAAGTATTCCCCGAATCAATAAAGGAAAATCTGAACGGGCATAAGACAATCAGCACCGATTCAATAAATTGGGCCTTAGTTAAGGCAGTACAAGAATTATCTGCAAAAGTGGAAGCCCTTGAAAGTCAAGCCTGAGTGATGCAGGATGCCTAAGCCGAAACCCGATGAAGTCATTCGTCATGAAATCGTTTTAGGATCAGTCGAAAGAGAAGTGATTCGAGATCTACGAACGGCCTTCGCTTTCAATAAGATCGCAACTCCAACAGTGGCATTGATGAATGACGTCACTGGAATGTATGTGTTGATTAATTTAATTGAAATCTTTACCAAATATGATGTTCCCTTCATTCCAACAGCACCGGAAGGCGCAGAGTTCATTCAAGAAATAATGGAAGACATGGCGTCGTATGGACAACAAAACGCTAATGTTCCTCAAGGAGAGGATCGCATCCCTCCCGAAAACATTGGGGGAGTCCTCTATAATTTACGAAACCCTAACTGGAATCTAAGCGATTTCTCATGGGATGCCATAACAGGCGGCTTATTCAGAAAATTCTGATCCCGTCAAAAACTTGGCCGCTGGAACATACCCTAGAGGTCTAACTTGAATGTGTCGTGGGTAATCCATCCTTTTCGGGGTGTATGGTCTTAGACTCGATTGAGAGGGCAATTTCTCAAGTAAAGGCAAATCACAAGTACAATTGAACATAGAATTGCCACAAACGAGGCATA